TCCGGCAGATGAACTTATAACGAGAGCGCCATTAGGAGCCAATATTCTTGAAGTTGGAGCAGTTAATATGAGATTAGAACCGGTCATAGAACCGGTAACAGCTATAGAACCGGTTGTAAAAATATTTCCAGGTGCATCAGATTGCCAATATTGTGAGATACCAGCAGTATTGGGTGGAGCAGTTACCCAGTTATCAGAACCAGTAGCGTATATAATGTAGTTCCCTTCAACGAAATCATATCCGACCGCCGAAGCAGTAATAGGAAGTTCATTGGGAGTTATCTCACCTGGGATTCTGATTAATAATGGTTTTTTCTCTGTGATATTTGCCATAAAAGAAAACGCCTCTGCCCCTATAAATAGAAAGACAGAGACGTTTCTCATTCAGTTAGCTAAAAAAGATATCAGGTTCTGCCACCAACGTAGTTGAGAGACATTTCCTTGACACGTTGTGCATACCATACGACGTGACCGTAAGCGTAATCAAGCGATGCAGAAGCTTCAATATTTCCATTTGATGCAAAGTTAATATCATAGCCAGCAGCCAAACTACCAGATGTTTCTCTGGATACTTCTGTAACTGCTTGAACCGCTTGAACACCAGAAGCATCAATGTAAGACATTACAAGATATGTTGCGGCAAACATTTGAGTTGGACCGCCTTCGTAGGCTCCATATCCAAGTCCAAGAACGTGAAGTTCATGACGTAGAACAACTGTATTTGTTCCGTCCCATACACCATTAGAAGCACTCAAAATATTTCCATTAAGAATACCAGTTTCAGTTCCATCCGTATACGACATATATAATGATCCTGTGATTGGACCGATATCAAGACCACCAAACTTAAGCAATCCACGTCCTGTTCCTGTTGGATTAACAGAAAGAGAACTTGAAATAACAGCGGATCCTGTTGTGTAGATATTATTAGAAACATCTGAAGTCCAATAAACTTCAGTACCTGGAAGATTGCTTGCAGAGATTGCAATTTGACCAAGAGAGTTTGTTGCGATTGTGATGTAGTCGCCAGCTAGCAAGTAAGGAACGCCAGCAGATACCTCTTGAAGAGAACCGGTAAGACCAGCAACGAATACGCCATTACCATTAAATGTAAAGGTTGAACCCGCAGCAAATGTAGAACTACCAGACAATTCCAAGCCGTAAGAAGCTGTTACTGGAGCAAGGATTGTGACTGCTGTGGCTGAAGTAATTTCTGCTACTTCAAGTCCGTATGATGCGGAAACTTGTCCATTGAAAAGAGCCTTATCTGTTGGAACACCGCCAAAAGTTGACCAGCCCTTTACATCAAGAGCATATCCTGGGAATATGCCGCTTACAATCATGTTACCAGATACATAAACGTCACCACCAAATGCTGCAACGCCAGATCCAGCGATTAATCCGCCTACGTTTCCAGATACAAAGAATGATGTATCGGAACCAACGACTACGCCGCCCGCACCAGCAAATATTGCACTTCCAGATACTTCTGCGCCATTTGAAGCAGAAAGATACGCCATTTCAACCATGGAAGCTGTTGTGTAGATTACTCCGTTGACAACAGAATCCCAGTAGCTTACCGCTGATGGTGGTGGTGATCCAGATACTTCAATCTGTCCGAGAGAGTTTGTCGCAAGTGTAATGTATGGTCCTGCTAGCAAGTAATCAGAACCGTCTACTAGCTTTGTTAATGAACCGCTTAAGCCACCTGCAAAATATGCAGCTCCGGTGACTTCAAAAGAGCTTGTTACCTTACCGGTATATGCATCCAGTAAATTGTGATTAGACCCACTATTGTTTAAATGGGTAAATCTTTTGTTAATAGCCATAATTTTCTCCTGTTTATAATAGTCGCCCTATCATAAACCACTTATGACAGAAGCCCGATTATAAATATAATAACAGAAGCGGCTTAATAAAATAAAATGCAATCAACTACGATTGCCGTTGCTATCAATAGACATTTCTTTTGTTAATTGTCCATACCAATAAACGTTTTGGAAATATGTATCAACAGAACCGGTAACGCCTATGGTCCCATCTGGATCAAAGTTAATGTCCCAACCGGAAGCATATCCACCAACAGTCTTTCTGGAAAGTTCAGTTACGTCTCTAACTGTCAATATACCAAGACCATTGTCAATCGTTGACATTACCAAATATGTTGCAGCAATTGCTTGAGTATTGCCAGCAGCTTGAGATATGCCGGTTATATATAAGTTGTAATATAATACCGTTGCAGTAACTCCGGAACCAACACCATATGAGGAACTTATAAGATTACCTCCAAGAGAAGTCATAGGGCTGGCCGTTGTTGTTATAGCAGAACCGGTTATAACACCAATATCTAAACCGCCAAAGTTTAATAAACCTCTACCAGTTCCATCCGTTGCCAAAGTAACAGAACCGGTTATCTCTACTGAACCAGTTGTATATATTACATTGTTAACGTCAGATTTCCAGTAAACATCTCCACCACCGCCACCGCCGGTCGAAGATAACGTTATAGACCCATTAGAGTTGCTTAGGATCGTCATATTGGCACCAGCAATAAGATATGACGTGCTGCCGGTAAGCTGGGTTAATGAACCAGAAATGCCATCTGGAGCGTAAACGGAACGATCAACGTGACTTGCAGTTAATGCTGGAACATTTACTACAACAATATTTGTAGCACCCATGGGTGGAGTTTGATCTTCGTTCCAATATTGGTAGTTGCCACCAACGTTACCTCTGTATATTATAGCCATTATTAATCACCAACTCGTTATTGGTAATTAATATCTCAAAATGAAAAAGGGAAGATTATATCTTCCCTTTCCGTTCTTATTCATTGTGCTGACTGATCATCATCAGGAGGTAGGCTATTTTTCTTACTTTCCGGCTCTACCGATACAATTCCACTAACCATTGTGTTCTTTAACATATTAACAAATATATAAGTCAGCAATACGAACCCCGTAAGGAATCCTAGCCACGCCGAAACTGCCGCCTTTGGACTCAAAGCATTAAATCCCAATTCTGTCATGCTGCTATTCCAGCAAAAACCTAACACCAGCCCAACAAATATCTGAGACAACAACGTCCCAATAAAGTTAATAATGCCTTCAACCATTTTGTTCTCCTGTAACCTTCTTAATGTTTCTAATAGGAACGTGGTATAAACCTTCATCTAGAAGCACAACCGCTGCACCATCATATCTACCAAGATATAACCCTATTTTTCCAACAGAAAACGTGGTATAAAAGGTGCCAGAACCACTAACCTGCATTTTATACCAGTTTATCCTTTTATCCCGATAACAGAACTTTCCTTCATCATTTCTGGAAACAGCTCTTACTTTTATTTTGCTACCAGTTGCTACGTCTGTTATAAGTTCAACTAAATCGCCTTCCTTATATTCGGCAAATAACTTATTGCGCTCTCTATAACGGCGCACAGAAGCGTATTTTCTTGAGTTGGTAATACCCATATCTCACCTTAACATTGTTCTTTCACATAATAAACAAAAAAGCCCGGCTATTGACCGGGCTTTTCTGCTATTTCCGATTATCTCAATAAGCCTTGAACTTACCGCCCTCCCCAGAATTCATCTTGCAAGCAAGATCGCCAGGACGAACGTGATCCATCGTGCCCGTAGGCGTCACAACCCAAAGAACCTTTGCACCGTTAACGGCACTCATGCTCGGAGCATAACCATCGGTAAGAATGATGATGCCCGACCAGCGACCACGATTCTTAGGATCGTTGACAAACTTAGCAACCGCATCAAAATCGGTGCCACCACAACGAGTCCGAAGCATCTGAGGCGTATTATCGCCCTTCTTCCAAACCTTATGCGAGTCAACGTCAATTTCCGTGTCAAAGTGATAAACGTCAAGCTGCGTAAGGTTCGCAAGATTGCCGAGTTCACTAAAGAGCAGAGCGATATCATCGTCTGCCATAGAACCCGACTGATCCATGAAACAAGCGAAGTTAGCGATAAGAGGACGCTTAACGCCGGGATGGACATAAGGCATCTTCTTGTTGATACGCTTGATCGTGCTATGACGATCCGTGCTACGGGCACGCCCAATGAAGTTACGAATGATGCTACGCCAATCAACCTCGTTAGAAAGCATCTTGCGGATCATTTCCTGAATATGAGCAGGAACCGAACCCCATTGATTGCTACGATCCGCACGCTTGGCTGCACGGTCAATAAGATCCTTCATCTTATCACGAAGTTCCTCGGCAGTCTCAGGGTCAATGTCACCCCAGCTACCGTGATCATCCATCGTGCCCATGCTATCATAGACAACCTGTAGATCACCCTCACCGTCATTCTGCTCGTCACGGATCTTCTTAAGCTCGTCAAAGTAATAATCCGACGCTTGAAGCGGCTCGGCATTAGCAATGAAATCTGCATAAGGATTAGAGGCGGGCTTCATGCTACCATCCTCCTGACGCTCCAACGGACGAATACCGGGAATAAGACAAAGCTTAGGAAGCTTGTTAGCGCCGATAATGCTGTTAATCGCAAGATCGGTAGCCCAATTCCAAAGCATCTGATCTGCACCCTGAGCAACCGCACGATGGAAGATATGCGAGAAAACCATGTGGTAAATCTCGTGGCAGATAACGCCCTTACGCTCCTCACGGGTCAACTCCCGCATGAACTTAGGCGAATAACCCATGATCACGTCATGGCGTCCACCATTCTTGCGGACACCGATGTAAGCGGTAGGGCAGTTAGGATCTGCATCCTTCGTAATGTCCAGCGAGACACCACCAAGGAAAGGATCCTGCATATAGAGTTCAAGGAAATCAAAATCAAACTCGTCAGGGCGACGAAGCTGATTATCAGGATCGGAAGCCGCATCACGCTTGACGGGCTTTTCGTCGTTAAGACCACCGGCACGGAGAACATTTTGTTTATTCATCATATATCCATAATAGCAGGAAAATCCGAATATTTAAACCATTTAATCATCCTTATTTTCAAGGGGGATTCTTGCATAATACCCATATACGTAATTACGTGCGTATACGTGCGCCCGTTCCTCTTAATTGATCACGTGCGTACACGTAAGGGAATTAGAGGTAGTGGAACCCTACCAATTAGAAGGGATAGGATTTAATTCGTGATGAAACTCCTAATTAATATCGTGGTGTTTGTGGTGATTGTTGTAAACCATTGAAATTACAGGAGAATTAAATTGGTTGAAATCTTGGATAGAGGGTGATATATTGGATATATAAGCTACTCAAACAGCTAACACTCCAACACACAGAACAGAAAGCAAATAAGTTATGTCGAATCTCGCTCTACCCGTTTCCATGAAGTCGTTTCAGCGTATGGTTGCCTCGGTTTCGCCCGATATCACGGTTTGTGTCCGTGGTGGGCACGCCAAGGGCAAGTCGGAAGGCGTCTATCAGTCCGCTTCGCTTCGTTTCTCGGATTTCTATCGTGATGCAGCCAACTGTCGCCGTGCCGTTGAGGTTCTTGGTGCCGGTGTCCTCTCGCATGGACGTGCCGCTAACAAGGTGAGCGAGTGGCGCTATGACCTTGGTATGCCTATCATCGAGCGTCGTCTTTCGCAAATGACTGAGGGCGATATCATCGGTCTGCCTATCCTTGAGGGTAACAGCACCACCTTCCGTCCCTGCGATTGGCTAATCCAGGCTTGCGAGTTCCCGGTCGTTCTCTTCCTTGACGAGCGTAACCGTGCTCTAGAGGGTGTCAAGCAGGCTGTCTTCCAGCTTGCGGATAGCAAGGCTTTCTACGGGCACCGTCTTCACCCTGAGACGATCATCGTGATCGCTGAGAATATCGGTGACGCTTACACGGTTAATCAGTCGGACCCTGCTGAGATCAGCCGTGCAGCAACCGTCCACCTTGATCCTACCAAGGAAGAGTTCCTTGATTACGCTGCGACCCGTTGCGATAGTGCGCTGGTTGATTTCCTTCGCCAGAATCAGCGGTTTATCGAGCACGATGGGGCTTTTGAGCCTAACAAGAAGTATCCGGATCGCCGTAGCTGGATGAAGCTTGATGGTGAGCTTGGTCGCCTTGGGCTTTACGATAACCCCGAGGATCATATGTTCTACGTCCTCACGGGTGCTTTCTGCGGCATTGAGGTTGCCGGTGCATTCAAGAAGTTCTGCGCCGAGCGTGACCGTCAGGTGTCGTGTGAGGAAATGCTAGAGGATTGGGAGGCTGCAAAGCGCAAGCTGGGTCGTCTCAGCAACGAAATGTATGTTGAGCTCGTGAGCAAGATGGGCGATTGGCTTAAGAAGCATGACCTTAACGGGGATCAGGCTCTTGAACTTGCCCGCTTCATGCACGATGCGCCTCCGGAGCCTATGATGGCTATGTGGATGACTCTCCAGAAGAATATCAAGAATCTTACGAAGGTTCATCCTCACGTTGAGCAGCTAATGGTCCGTCGCACCACGGGTCAGGATACGTCGGATCTCAAGGTTCCGGCTAAGACTGCGAAGGCTGCAACGGCTCCTGCCGCTGGTGCAAATACGCCTCCTACGGCTGCCCCTGCGCCCCGTAAGCGTGGCGCTCGTCGCTGATAGCACTCTTCTCCCGCTCTTTGTTGGGAGTGTGAGTAGCTAAAAGCGGAGATAGCGGGAGAAAATAGGGCTGGAAATTCTCAGCCGCAACTAACCCTGGTGAAAACCAGGGTTTTTTGTTTTTGGCGAACAAATAAATAAACCCGGCTCTTTTCAGAACTGGGTTTATCTTTTTTTTAAGGGATGATAGTATGAAGATATCAGGTAAACAACTCTAACCATAAGTATACAGGTAAAGAACAAATGTCAGAAAATTCTTCCAATACAGATAATCGCATTATTAAGTTTGCATATGTCCGTGATGCGGATAATGCAGATCGTGTTCTAACGATTGCTCGTCGTTGGGGTCGGAATGGTAATAAGATTCATTATGGTTATGCTCTATGCCGTCCAGACGCAGATCAGTTCCGTAAGGATATTGGACGAACCATCGCTAGTGGGCGCTTGCTTACAAAGCCTGTAAAGGTTAAGCCCGAGGGTGAACGTATGGTGCTTCGCTCTGTAATGCGAGATATTGCTATTGCTGAGAATACTCCCCGTATTGTTCGTAAGATTGCCCAGGATTGGCTTGTAAACGAGGGTGTTTCTATTGCCGATGATCTTGATCAGGTTGTGGCAAATTTGAGTTCGCTGACCTGATATAGTCTCCTTGAGAATGTCCTATTCTCAATTGTCCCTTTTTAGCCCTTCGATTGTGAATACTCTAGGAGTTTAAAGGGCTAATAGTTGGTATCAAACCCCGTAATTGGATTTTTGGGGACGCCCTTATTGATACTGATGAATTTGTTTATAGGGAAGTAGCCGATTTGACAGTAGCCTTGGACGGGTGAAATGTTGAGTCGGCTGCGAGCTTATTTCAGAATACCAAATATTTATTGGTATGAGCAAATCAGATAATCTAAATGCAGAATATGTCCGTAGAATTCTTAAAGGCTTAGATCCTGATTTAGCTACATTAGTAGTGGCAAGTTGTGTATCATTAGATCCAAATGTTCTATTGAAAATATTAGTTGTGACTGCTGACGTATCTTATTACCGAAACATGGTTAAAGATATGGAGAAATCCGAACAGGATAATTCCGTTGAATTAAACGCCGACGAAATAAAAACCCTGTTAAAATCGGATGGATGGAAAGTTTAGACGAAATATTTAACAGCCTGATAATCTATTCCTATTTTTTTACAATGCTTTTTGATGGCATTACTTGAGACACCTAGCTCTTTTGCTATGTGCTCCATCTTTTGGTTCATTATCATTCTTACGAGCTGTTCCTTTTCAGGCCATATTATTTTGGTTTGACGATATTTTAGCTTTAAAAAGCAATCAGAACAGCGACTAGTCCAGCTTGAAGACAACATCTTATTACAACCCAAGCAATAATTTGTTTTCTTCTGTTTGTTAACGTTTTTTCCGCAATAAGTCTCAGTTTGAGAATGACAGTTTGGACATAGTAAACGTAAGTTTGATATCAAATTGTTTTTTGGATTACCATCAATATGGTCTAAATGCAAGCTTAAAACCTTGCCATTCCAATCAGCAATAGAACATATTGAACAAATATTTTGAAATATTCCCAACTTAATAAGTCTAAGTTTTGTTTCGTGCGTGTTTGGCATTCTTTTATTTTCGGCTGTCAAACGATTTAACTGCTCTATCAACGTTTCTTTAGTATGTTCTTTAATTGTCATGTGAACCTCTTGAACCTACTATAAGTATAGTTCAAGAAAATAAAAAAATGCGAAAAGAGTTTACAAAAGAAAAAAATGTGATATAGTAAAGGTATAGAGAGACACGGGGCGTGGCTGGCGTGGTGGTCAGAAGCCGTCTTATAAGCGGTTTGGAGAAAGGTTCAACTCCTTTATGCCCTATCGGATAACCCTTTAACACAATAGAAACAAATGGCAACGGAAAAGATTACACGTTCAACGCATAATGGCACTCAGACGATTTACCGTTTTGATAACGGTTATGGTGCCAGTATTGTAAAGCATAGTTTTTCATACGGTTCAGAAATGGCTGTTGTTAAGTTCAAGGGTTCATCTATTGATGATTTCAATCTTTGTTATGATACGCCCATTACGTCTGATGTTTTGGGCTATCTTACTCCGATTGACGTAGACAACTATCTCAATCAGATTGAAAAGCTGCCTTCGGGCACGTGATAAACGCCAGCGTGGCGAAAAGGCAACCGCAGCGGCTTCAAACTCCGCCGAGCAATGCTCTTGTCAGTTCAAGTCTGACCGCTGGTATAAAAAAGAGTTTACAACTTTAAGATGATGTGATAGATTAGAAATGTAGATGGGACCATGGTGGAATAGGCAGACACCGCAGACTTAAAATCTGCTGCCCAAAAGGCGTCCCGGTTCAAGTCCGGGTGATCCCATAAAGACGACTTCATTAGTTTGAGGTCGTCTTTTTTATTTGTTCCAAGTTTATATGTGAATAGGTATCTGATAGGTTTAAAAAATGGAAAGCAAAATTATAAACGGCGACACACTTCAAATAATTCCGACCTTGAATGCAAATTCAGCACAAATTGTTTTAGCAGATCCGCCATATAACATAGGTAAAGATTTCGGAAACAATAGCGACAAACAGAAATTGACTGATTACTTGGAATGGTGTGATAAGTGGATTGCTGAGTGTCTAAGAGTCCTTAAGCCAAATGGAACGATGTTCATATATGGCTTCTCAGAAAACTTGGCTTTAATTCTTTCACGAGTTCCTACAAACGTTAATCGTCGTTGGCTTGTGTGGCATTATACAAATAAGAACGTTCCTACTTTAAATTTCTGGCAACGTTCGCATGAAAGCATCTTGGTTCTTTGGAAAGATGATAAGGTATTTAACCGGGACGAAATAAGAGAACCATATACGGAAGGTTTTTTGAACGGTGCTGCTGGAAAAACTAGGGCAAGTAGTCAAGGAAGATTTAGTAAAGGAAAGAAGGAAACCACGTATACCGCAAATCCACGTGGAGCACTACCCCGAGACGTTATAAAGATTCCTGCATTGGCAGGTGGTGCTGGGATGAAGGAACGTGTAGATCACCCTACTCAAAAGCCTCTAGCTCTTTGTGAAAGGCTTTTGCTTTCTTGTAAACAAGATGACGGATATGTTCTGATTCCTTTTGCTGGTAGTGGTAGTGAATGTGTCGCCGCTAAAAAACTGGGTATGCCTTATATTGGCATAGAACTAAACGCCGAATATGTTGATATTATAAATGAAAGACTAAAACAGATTTGATGTTTAAACTATATCATTATGATATTAGCCGAAACAATAAGAGAAACAAAAGCTTTCAAAAACATTGCAAATAATATAACTCAAGTTTCTTATTATGAGAGCAAAGAAGCTGCTCCAGAAATTATTAAACTTGTAAAAATGGATAGTAAAGCTTTTGGTTCTGCAATTGAAAAAATTATCATTGAACATTATTGTTTAGAAAAAAGAGTTAATACCCAACACGATGCTCGTTTAGAAGATAAAAAAATAGAAATCAAGGCAGCTAGGTATTGGGCTGGACAAGATAACTGCAAATGGCAACATATTGAAAAAAATCATGACTATGAATATATCTTGTTTTCCTTGGTAGACTTTAATCAAATTCGGTGTTGGTTAGCTAAAAAAGAAACAGTAATTCAACACATGACACCACAAGGTTTACAGGGAAATTGGGTAGATAAAGTAACTATATTGCCACATATTCATGAAATAACAACAAAAGAGCAATTGCAAATACTAATAAACACAATATGAATACAAAAGAACAAGTACAATTAATTCTTCAGCCTTTCATAGATGAATACCATGGTAAGCATGGGATATGGGCATTAGCTGTTGGAGCTGGTCCTACTGAATATAATGAATATGGTAAGCCACGGCATTCAGAGAAAAGGGATTACGTAGATTGGGCGCTCCACGTTTATACCCGAAATGAGGACGCCAGGGAAACTTTACCGGAATATTATAATGGGGTCCGGTTAATGATATTTGTTGGAAATGACTAATTATCTCTGATTTATCCTTTATTTGTGTTGTGATAGGATGGATTGTGAGGTGTTCCAATGGGTAAGATCAATCTATCTCGTGGGCTCTGGAAGTCTCAGATCCGGATATTAGAAGAATATTGCGCTGGCAAGGGTTGGGAAGTAGAATATGTTTCCCGTAAGGATCCTAATGCCGATAGCGCAATCATTCATAAAAATAAGTGGGTAATAAAAAAAGATCGGACAACCGAACTAACGTTCTATGTCTTGCTGCATGAGATTGGACATATGATGCTATGTCAGAACAATCGTATGTATGAAGAACGTTATAATGCTGTTTTTGAAAGCTTTGGAAGTGCTAGCATTACTCATAAAGTAAAAAGAGTTGAGGAAGAGCTTGACGCATGGAAAACAGGATTTAAGTTGTCTAAACGGTTGAAACTTTATGTGAACCGGCGTAGATTTGAACAAGTGAAGTCACGCTGCGTTACCACCTACCTTATGTGGGCAGTTGACCGAAAGATCAAGAAAGAACAAAATGATGGAAGCAATAAAAATGGAACCGATGGAAGAGGAGCCGGTATTAGAGAAGACAGTTAATAAGATTGACCAAATCTATTTTGAATATGTCTCTACGAAAAGCCTTAATACTCGTAATCAGATTGTTAAAAAGAACCAAGCTCTCGTAACGTATATAATCAACAAGTATTATAATAACAAGAAAGAGTACTCTCTTCTTAAAGAAGATATGATGCAAGAAGGTGTTATAGGTCTTCTGTCAGCTATTGAGGGATATAAACCAGAACTCGGATATCGTTTCTCTACCTACGCAACATGGTGGATCCGCCAAGCCATTAACAATTATCTTCTAAATGTAGAGCCTATCATTCACGTTCCTTCTCATGTAAGAACGGCAAATAATAAGATCCAGAAGAAGCTTCGTGAAGAGAATATAGTTTTACAGGACTATATCAATAACGCTGATTCTAAGGAAAAAAAAGAAGATGGTTGTAGTGACAAAATGCTTCAATCCATAACAATGGCAAATCGTTCAAAGAATGTATGTTCTATGGATGAACAGATTAAAGCCGGTAATGGAGAGAATAACAATACTCTAAAAGACCTATTGGTTTCAGATGAAAATATAGAAACAAGATACGGCAATTTAGAGTTTCTTCTTCTTGTAAAGAATGCATTGAAGAGTTTGTCTGAGAAGGAGAGATATATTCTCCTACTACGTTTTGACGTTATAAAGGAGATCCCATGAAAAAAGAATATATTACCCTTGATGAAGGAATTGATTAGCCTTCATTCATAGTTATATATATGAATTCCGGAATTTATTCAATAAAAAATCATTTAAATGGCAGAATATATGTTGGCTCCACAAAATGTCTTTCAAAGAGAAAAAGTTGTCATTGGTCCAAATTAAAAATTGGCAAACATGATAATCCATATCTTCAGGCGGACTGGAGAAAATGTGGAGAAAAGGCTTTTACATATGAAATATTAGAATATGTAGAAGAACAGTTTATAATTGAAAGAGAACAATATTGGCTTGATAAATTTTGGGATCAACAAAAACAATGTTATAATATCCGAAAAATAGCTGATAGAAATACCGGCATCTTCTTTTCAGAAGATACAAAAAAGAAACTTTCTGCATCTCATATTGGGCAAACAAGTTCGAGAAAAGGTGTAACGTTATCTGAAGAAACAAAAAGAAAAATAGCTGCTTCCTTAAAAGGAAGAGGTCCGAACAAAGAAACTATAGAAAAAATAAAGAAAACGTTAAAAGGTCGTATAATAAATGAAAATCAAAAACGGGCATTGATTAATCTGTCTGAAAGTCGTAAAAAAATTATATTACAGTTTGACAAAAGTAATGAAAAGATTATTAAAGAGTATAGTTGTGCAGCAGAAGCAAGTAAAATAACTGGAATTAATAGAACCGCCATAGTTCAATGTCTAAAAAATAGAAGTAAAACTGCTGGCGGATTTATATGGAGATATAAATGAAAAATAATGATGAAAATTGTGAAAAAAAACGTTATATAACGATTGAAGGAATTGATTTCCGTGCTATAGCGGATATTATGACAAAGGCTGGGTATAAGATGAACCATGCTACAGCCCGCAATCAACTAATGTCAGCATTGCAAAAGCTTCTTACAAATATAGTTAAGCAAACAGAGGTTAAGCCGGATCGTGATAAGATTGAGGAAATGATGAATTCTCAGGATATTCACAATGCATTGGCTGACGTATTACATCGTGCTTATCAGGAAATAAAAAAGGATTGAATATGCCATTCTTAGTAAGAGGAAAAGCAAGAGCAAGACAGAATAGAGCAAAAGAAGAAGTTAATGTAACGCCTATTCCGGAATCGGCTTCAACTCCTGTAGTTGAACCATCTGTACAAGCTGTCAAAGAAGAAGAAAAGATTGCTTATCAAGAAGTTACATATCGTGTCCCAAAGGAAGAAAGGTTACTTGATCTTCCATTAGAAGAAGAAGTGTTTGGCGAAGAAAATATTGCCTCTGATATCCAACAACCGGTCAATAATCAACCAGTTGGAGAACCAGTATCAATTGGTATAGCTCTTAAGAAGAAAAAGCGTCGTTAATACCCATATTTATATGTGGGTGGTTGGGCGTGTTAGACATTAAAGCGGGACAGTTATTAGCGACCGTTAAACCAGAAGGACTATTTGCTCTTTCTATATCCGCTGATTTTCTTTCTGGGGCAAGACGCATTTACCACGAAGATAAGTTGTTCTCCAGAAGAATTCCTATAGGAGAAATATTCCTTTGTCTTGAAGTCAAAGGTTTTAATGAAGAGTTCTGTTATAGCCTCAAGATTTTATGGAAAGAACAGATATATTATGTGTTTTGCGATTATAATGAAGTAAGAGTTGTAGAATGACTACCCGTGGTCCAAAATCAGGAACTTTAGTGACTGTTATATCGCCTGGTTTGGTAGCGGCAACTCTTACTTCTGTTAATAGAATAGATGGAGATATTCGCTGGTATATCTTTGATAATATATCCTTCCTTGATAGAGAATCTACCCTGCTATATATTGGCGATGAAACGTTGATGGTAACTCATTGGGAGTTATACAATCAAGAAGAATATCTGGATATAGACGATTACTACAAAAAGTTCTTAGCCGCCGTCTTTCTGCATAATGATAAAAAAATCTATATCTTCTATGATGATCATTATGATTTGTGGGATCCAGAATGTTATTTGGAACTATTAATATGAGTTTATATTTCCCTCTTGGGCTGCTACAATAAAGTTATGGAAACAATCACAGAAGGTAAGAACAAGGCTAAGGTCACTTCGGCAATGATCCAGAAGCAGAAGCTTGACATTGCCTTTGAACTTAAGGCGAAGTATGGGATTACTAAGGGAACCGTGGTTCATGTAACACGTCCTGTACAGGGTAGAACCCGTATTGAAAAGGATCCGATCCCAGCAGACCGTGAGAGCACGGAAACGGAGTTTAAGGATTTTCACGCAGAGGATAACTGTCTATATGTAGGTGCCTTTTGGGATCATTGGACCGGCAAGATGTTTCTTGAGTTTATTGCTCCGGAGGGTGTTCTATACTATGATTATGGGCAGCATGGAGCGGGAGATAAGAGCTTTGGAGATATTTTCAAGGTTGAGGTTGCTGCTACGACGAGACATAGCGTTATCTGAGCAAATCTAAAAACTTGATCTAAAATAGAAGCTGGGATTTATTCCCAGCTTTTTTCTTTTGGAGTGAATAATGAAGATACGTGCATATAAGAAAACCTCATTAAAGGTTTGCAGTTTATTAACGGAAGACATATATAGACTTTTGCCAAATGCAGATTTTGGCATGATTTCTAATCGCTATAGAGCAGAAGATGCTCTTAAGAGAGTTATAGTTGAAAGATATCGTTTGGAGCCACAAGTTAAAGAATGGTCATATCAGTTTGACCTATTATATGTTACAGAACATAATGGCATTACAAATCTTCATGTTGTTCTAAACGAATATTGGGAGAAGGATAATCTTCTTTATATTGATTTTGACCAAGATTATTTCAACTCTAGATACTGATTATAGCCGCTTAGAAATAGGCGGCTTTTTTCTTTTATTCAATCTGGTTTACATTATAAATTATTTGTGTTAGGATGGTGCTATGACTACACCTAAGCATTTCGTAAACCTTCACGGTCATTCAACTATTGGTAGCCCAGGTGATGCAATCGGCACGCCGGGAGATCATATGGATTTTGCCATTTCAAATGGTTCTGATGCCCTTGCCCTAACTGATCATGGGAATATGAATAGTTTTTCATGGCAATATCTTCATGCTCAAAAGCTTAAAAGTAAAGGACTTAAGTTTAAGGCATTGCCAGGACTTGAAGCTTATTATATCCCATCCCTCGCAGAATGGCGTAAGCTAAAGAATGCACAGGATGAAGCTAAGGCTGCTGAGAAGGAAGCAAAGCGGCTTGCAGCTAATCCAGACAATATCGGTGATGAACTTGCTTCTGCCAAGGCTGAACTTGAAGAAATGGCTGGCGCAGTTAAGCCCGTTGATGAAGATGAACTTGCGGGGACAACGGTAGAAAACGAGGACGATAGTAAGTCCAATAAGTATCGTGATCCTATTCAGCGACGCAATCATCTTGTCCTGCTTCCAAAGAATACAGCGGGACTAAAGACCCTATTCCGTCTTGTATCTAACTCATATATTGATGGGTTCTACAAGTATCCCCGCATTGATTTGGATATGCTTAAGCGTGAAGCAAAGGGCAATATCATTGCTCTTTCTGCTTGCGTTGCCGGTGCAGATATGCATATCATCGCTTCTCACCAGACTAATGCGGATTACTCTACTTGGGGTCCAAACGATGTTAACTTTGAGCTTATTCAGAGTGAACTAAAGGATATGATTTACGCTTTCAAGGATGCTCTTGGGGAAGAGAACTATTACCTTGAAATGCAGTTTAACCGTCTTGGTGCCCAGCATCTAAAGAACTTTCATATCATGGAAGCCGCAAAGCGCACGAATACAAATCTCGTTGTGACTTGCGATAGCCACTATTCTAATCCGGATCATTGGCGTGAACGTGAACTCTATAAGGCTATGGCTTGGGCTTCAAAGTCCAAGGATGGTGTAGATGCATCTAAGCTTCCTCAGAAGGTAGAGGAACTTAAGTGTGAACTATATCCAAAGAACGTTCAGCAGATTTGGGACAGCTACAAGCATTATACCGCTGGATTTGATTGTTATAATGATGATGTAGTCCGTGATGCTATTGAGCGCACCTGGGATATTGCTCACAATCAGATTGGAACGGTTGATTTTGATCGTTCTGTTAAGCTTCCTGTTATTGAGAAGCTTGTTCCAAAGACCCACCTTGAAGATGCTATTGAAAAGCTTGGTGAAGGTGCAGACGAGGACGTTCTTGCTTTTGAAGAGTTGAAGCGTCTTGCTAAGATTGGGCTTAAGACCCGTAAGCGTGATAAGGATGGTGAATATATTGATCGCCTTGTCTACGAACTTGGAGTAATCAAGGAACTTAAGTTTGCAAAGTATTTCCTTACTTACGCCAAGATCATGGATATTGCTTCAAAGCAGATGATGATTGGTAACGCACGTGGTTCTGCTGGTGGCAGTCTTCTATCATATTCGCTTGGTATTACCCAGGTAGATCCAGTAAGATTTGGATTGTTGTTTGAACGTTTCTTGGTAAGGAAGAAAAAGTGTCTGGCTCCACATACTTATGTTATGACCGATGTTGGTTCAAAAATGCTTAAAGACATTGCAATTGGGGATCTGGTATTAACTCACAATAATGAATATAAGCCTGTAATGACAAAAGAATATTCTGCTCATAAAGAATTACTGGATATTGAAGCAGAAGATGGAACCGTGATTACGTGCAGTCCCAATCATCTTTGGATTGTTAGCAGAAATGGTCAGGAAGTTGAAGTAAGAGCAGATGCAATCCAAGAAACAGATGAACTTATCAAAATGCTGTAAAAATTGCGGTTCAGAATTCCTCATACCAATTCCAGAAAAAAATGGTAGCGGATCAACTGGAACTTTAAGACGTATATATTGTAATGATAAATGTAAAAATGAATTTGGCAGAAAAAAGAAAGAGGGAAAAATAGACCGTTGTTGTAAGGTATGTGAAAACGTTTTTGTTAGTTATCCATCGCAACAACGTTCTTATTGTTCAAAAAAATGTCAGAATGAAAGCAAAAAAGTTTCAATCTTTAAACGTATATGCGAATACTGCGGAAATGCATTTGAAGGCAAACCAAGTGATTTAAATGATCATTACTGTTCCAGAAAATGCTTTCACAAAGCAGGAAGAATTACAAAAATATGCATTACTTGTTCAAAACCATTTGAAATAAAAAAATCAGATAATCATTTACAACGTTGTAGTCGTGAATGTCAATATATTGATCAATCAAATGGAAAAATAAAAATCCATTTAAATGGCAGAACAGGTTATCGTAAAGATATTAATCTTCAAGATTATTTCAAAAGTGCTTTAGAGGCTGATTTTGCAAGATTTGTATTGCACATTGGATATTCATATCTATATGAAAAAAAGACCTTTATAACAGATAAGGGTGCATATACTCCGGATTTTTATATACCTGAATTTGATACGTATGTGGAACTAAAAGGAGTAGAAAAAAATAATTCTGCTTTTTCAAAAATAATGACAAAAAATCTTGATAAAGCATCAATGTTGCAACATATAAACATATTCGTCATAACTCAAAAAATGTTTATAAATGCATTAAAATATGCTAATCTTTGGTTAGCTATTCCAAATCTTGAACAAAGAAATTACCGAAATAAAAAAACTAAAGAGTTAATAATCACATATGAAGATCAAAAGCATCAACAAAAGAATTCTTGATCAATCAATCCAATTGATTGATATTGGAGTTGAACAAGATCATACGTTTTTTGTTAGTGATAAGCTTGATGGAACTTATGTATTGACCCATAATTCCTTTCCGGATATTGATAGCGATTTCGGTGATCGTGAAAAGGCTGTTAAGCTTATTGGCGATTACTTCGGGACAGAGAACGTTATCTCAGTTTCTAACTTTAATCAGCTACAGCTACGCAGTTTGATTAAGGACGTTGCTCGTCTTGCTGGTCTATCATTTGATGAAGTTAACAAGTATACCGGCAAGATTGAGAATGAAGCTCTTGCAGAGGCTAAGAAGACGCCAGGATTTGATCGTGCTGGCTGGGTTCTTACCTATGAAGAAGCTGAGAATAACTCTCCTTCATTCCGTGAGTTGATGGAGAAGTATCCAGAGTTTGAAAAGACAGTTCGTGTTCTATTCAAGCAGATGCGAAACGTATCTCGCCACGCTGGCGGTGTAATCATTACCAGCAATCCACGAGATAATATGCCAATCATTAAGAGCGGCGATGTTCTTCAAACTCCATGGCCAGAAGGTCTTAACGCACGCCACCTTGAAGATTTCGGGCTTCTTAAGTTTGATATCCTCGGTCTTGGAACCCTCCGAATGTTTGAGGAGTGTATCCGTAAAATCCTTCGTAAGACTAACCCTCTACGCAAGTATATTACCTTTGATATGATCAAGAAGTGGTTTGATGATAATCTTCATCCAGACGTTAATGCTCTTGATGATATGAAGGTATATAAGAACGTTTATTGGGATAGCCGTTATGCTGGTATCTTCCAGTTCGTTCAGCAGAACGTTCAGAAGTTCATGGCAGAAATGAAGCCTAATAGCATTACAGATATTGCTATTGCTACTTCTATTTTCCGTCCCGGTCCTCTTGGTATCGGTGCTGACAAGCTATATTTGAATAACCGTAAGAACCCCAAGAAGATTGTTTATAAGCATCCTTTGTTGGAGGAGGTATTGGCAGATACGTCAGGTCTAATCGTCTTCCAAGAGCAGCTACAGCTAATCTACCATAAGCTTGCTGGTGTTCCTCTTGAAGATACCGATGCTGTCCGTAAGGCATTCACCAAGAAGGATCTATCCAATAAGGAAAAGGCTGCAAAGGAACGTGAGGCAATGCGTGAAGATTTTGCTAATCGCTGCCTTGCTACAAATAACATTGATAAGGAAATCAGCTACAGCATCTTTGATGAAATGGAAAAGTTCGTAGCCTATTCATTCAATAAGAGCCACGCTGTTGCTTACGCTATTACTTCATATCAATGTGCATGGTTCCTAACCTACTATCCAGAGGAATGGATTACCACATATATTGATTACTGTGCCACAGAGAAGGGCAAGCAAGCTGGTAAGGAAGATCCAAAGGCTATTGCTCTATCTGAGGCTAAGGCACTTGGTTTCTCTATCGGTAAGCCCGATGTAAATCTATCTCAGAAGGAATATACCATTCGTGATGGAAAGCTTATTCCCTCATTCGCTTCTCTTAAGCACGTTGGTATGACGGTTCTTAATGAGATTAATGATTTCCGCCCTTATAACAGTCTTGAGGATTTGTTGTTTAATCCTAATGACACATGGCGTCATTCCAAGTTTAATAAGCGTGCAATGTCTACTCTAATCAAGCTTGAAGCATTTGAAAGCTTGGGATTTGTAGGAGAAGGCAAGATGTTTAAGAACTATCGTCAGCTTCACCATGTATTGGTAGATAAGGGCGACGAACTTAAGCGTGCAGTAAGTAAGAAGAAGAAGACTCATAAGGAGGATCTTGCTCGTATTATTGCGGAGGCACAGGAGCTACCAGATTGGGATTTGAAGGAAAAGGTAGAGTTCAGTCGTGCTCTATCTGGAACTGTAGATATTGATCTTATTGTTACGCCCGAGATTGCAGAATATTTCCGTTCAAGTGGCATTACTTCTATTGACGATTGGGAAGATGACGAGCAATGGGTCTGGTGCATTGTTAAAAACGCCCGAGAAGCCAAGACGAAGACAGGTAAGGCATATATGCGAATGAAGATTTACGGGGCTTCCTGCACCGATATGGAGGTCTTCGTATGGAACTTCAAGGCTGGTAAAGATAAGATTATTCCCGAGAACAGTCTTATTCTTGGAAGGTTCAAGAAGAGTGATTTCGGCTTGTCTACATTCTTTGGAACCCTGGAGATTATTAGCAAATGACATTATATCGCTGTGCTTATACAGCTATAAGTGGTAGTTCCAGCAGAGGCGTTTTAGTTCATTATGTAGAAAAGAACGAAGAAGGTAAATGGTTCAGAAACTTTAATACAGACCCAGTTACGAAACTAATGACAGATGGAGTGGTATTAAAATTAGAAATGGCTCGGCTTACAACTCCATTTGTGTCTATTAATTGGGATAGTGATAAAACGTCTGAATATCATATATGTTTATATGGAGACAGAACGGTAGCAATATCAAATGATAAGTGGGAAAAATATTTCTTGCCAATAGAAACAAAAATAGAAGAATAACAAAGAATTAAGGCTGGAAGGGTAATCTTTCCAGCCTTATCTAATTAAGAATACATTATTGCGAAGGTATGAATTCATGAAACTTACAAAAGAAATAGAAGCCCTTTTAAACGGTGAAGTTAAGAGAGCAGTAAAAGAGACTCTTGAAGCTAAAGGATTATCTCCAGAACAACCTAAAAAACTAACAGAAGCATCCAAGTCTTCTGTAGCACAATTGCTTACTAGTGCAGCAAAAAATGCAGTTAAAACCCTTAAAGAAGGTTTTACTCTTATTCCAAAGTCTCACATGATGAAGACTGAGAAGCTTTCTGATTCAGCAAAGACAGCGCATGATAAGCTTTATAAGGGTTATGTAGAAGCCTTCAATAAGGTAGCCACCGGTTTAATAGCTGCTGATAGAGGCGATGTTAAAGCTACCGCTAGTTCATATCGTTCATTAAAGGTTGATGAAACATATAACTTCAATGGCGTAAAGCTTCATGAACTATATTTTGCAAACATTTCAGATGTTGATAGTGAAATCCGTGTTGATAGTCTTCCATATATGAGACTAGCAAGAGATTGGGGCACCTTTGAAGCTTGGCAAGAAGATTTCATGGCAGCTTGCATGGCATCCCGTAATGGCTGGGGCATCACAGTCTGGGAACCTTATCGTAATGTATTCATGAACGTAACAGTTGATAGCCATGACAAAGATATTCCAGTTGGTTGCGTTCCAGTAATTGTTATGGATATGTGGGAACACGCTTATTTTAAAGATTATAGCTTAGATAAAAAGGCTTATCTTTTCGCAATGATGAAAGAATTGAATTGGGACGTTATTGAGGCACGTATTGCTGTATGTGAGAAATCAAATCTTGATCTCATTTACAAGATCGAGCCGCTTACAAATCCAAGACCAGATGCAATGCTTACTGCCGCCGCTGAAAGAGCAGGAACTGTGCCAATTACACAAGTTCAACCACCAGCAGAAAAAGCTGTAACAACTGGATTGGGCAATCAAGCTACAACGCCACTTTCCCCATCGGCACCAGCAGCTCCAGCTACACAAGCACCTGGCGTTCAAACAAGAGGATGATATGAAAAAGTTAAAAAATAATGCATTAATGGTTCGCCACGGCGGTAAGCTTGGTTATACCACACGCTCAAATCGTCCCGTAAGTGTTCCTGCTGGAACCCTATATGAACACGTTCGTCTTATTGACAATCAACATTCATATGTTCGTATTAATAACGTTCTATATGTTGCTCGTAATAAGGATTTAGTTTTAAAAGAACAAGTAGTTCAAGCGCAATATCCACAACAAATGGCAGATTTTGCTCCTGTTCCGCAAAAGATTGTTTCTCTAGATCAAGTAGTAGACAAATATGTTGTTCGTTATGAAAGAGAAAGCATCCCACAAACCGGTATGCCTGGACCTGGAGCAAATCCAGCAGCCGCTCCACCTCCAGAAACATTAGCGCAGCAACCTTCTCCTTCTTCTTTAGAAGAACGTCAACTACGCAAGTTACAATCATTGCTTTCTGAGCAAGATGCACCACCAGATGAACCCCCTGCCGATGAACCTCCTCCAGATGAAGGAGATGCTGGCGGTGGAGATGATGCTGGCGGCGGTGGTCCACCACCAGAAGGACCACCAGTTGTCAATACTCCAAAGATTAATCTAAATGATTTTACTCGTAGCGTTGCCCGTCTAATCAACAACTACGATGCTTTGTTAAATCCACGTTCCATCATTCTCAATCGTGTTGAAGAATACATTAGAAGCAATTACGATGAAAGAACAGCTAAGATGTTTATTCAGATAATGGAAAAAAATTATGGATTACATCCTACAAATACAGAGTATACTTCTACAGCAGGAGGCGGCGAGTATCCAACACCATATTCCTTCAACGCAGGTGGAGAAGGTGGACAACTTGGTGGAGGTGGCGGAGATTGATCAATGAAAAGAGGACCGGGTAGACCAAAGAAGGTTCTTCCAAAGGAACTACTAGAATTAAAGTTCACTAAGGAAGAAATGTTAAACTTTAAAAAGGTTTTATTTCGTCATGGTTTAACCGCCCATCAATTCATGGGTTATGTCATTCAACAAATCTCGGTGAATGATCAAAGATTAGTAGAGATATTAGAAGAAGCAACTGGTTATAAAAAACAAAGAATATTGGAGGGCAAAGAAGAACACGTTGATGCAGAAACTCTATATCGTATGATAGAAGAAGAAAATAAAAAACTTCAGAAGTGAGGACTATATGAAACTATTAAAGAAGCTGTTGGGTGTTAAGCAAGAAGCTACAGAAACAAAGATTATAACTGTGGCTGATAGTTCTGAAGAGTTAACAAAGAGATTAAGGGAGTTTGATAATCAAGCATTGCAAAATCAAATCAAAACATTAGAAAAGGTGATTGGCTTTCTTGCACAAAAAATAGAAGTTCAATCAGAAGTTATACGCCGCCAATCTGATGCTATTAGAGAAATACATACAACAATAGAGGAAATCGCTCACGTGTTTGAGGCTGTCCAAAAAGTCACTATGATTGACAATAATATTAAAGATGAAGATGATGATGATAATGATTCCGAGGGACCAAAGAAATATCTAAACTGATATGGAAACACCAAACACAAATAATATCGTTAAGTCATTTTTTATTAACAACTGGCTATCATTACTCCTCATTGCAGGAGTAGCGGTAGCCGGTTTTTTCATTTTTCAAAGAATATCTGAGGTAAATCAACACGCCTCAGAGATGAATGAAATGTTGCAAGAACAAAACAACTCAATAAACGAAAATCATGAAACTATAGATAATCTAAATAAAACAGTTGTTGCTGAAAGAGAAGCACGTGAAGCTCTCCGTCGTGATTATGAAGAACGTATGGAAACTGTTCGTTCCAATCTTCAAGATCAAATAGACCGTATACGAAGAGCTCGAACAAACAGAACTTCAGACCTTGCAAACAATCCTTCTGAATTGGTTAATAGCTACAACAGCACATTTGGATTTGGAAGAAGAGCTACGCCATGATTAAAAAACTAATATCTTCAATATTATTGGTTTCTATAATAACCGGCTGCACTACAGGAAACCTCCCAGGAGCCTCTACAACTGCTGTAGATGATCAAGGCTTCCCAGATATGCCTGCTGTTGAGTTAGCCCCTGTAGAAGCCGTTGTAGTGCCTGCGGTAGAGCCTAGTCCTACTCCTACTCCACTTCCAGTTGAGTTAACATTAAATCAAGAGTTTAGAGCACCATATCCAGGTGTTTTCTTTTCAAATGAACAAGCGGCTTATATTATAGCTGAACTAGAAGCATATCAGCAACGTGTAGCAGCTTCTATGGAAAGTATGAGAACTGGATTTGGTTTGCGCTTACATACAGAAACAGAAGAGTTAAGACTTCAGATCAATTCAGATCGTGCTCGTTTCCGTCTTGTTATACAAGGGAGAGATAACGAGATTGCCAGACTAATGAGATTAAACGAAAGAGTTATTAATCGTGGTTCAGAATTTCCATGGGAAGCTGTATTAGTTGGTGCTGGTGGTTTACTTATTGGCGTTATTGGCGGCTTCCTCATGGGATTTATTGCCGCTAATTAATACTTAATAGGCAAGGATTAATATGAAAGTTCCTCTTTTAAAACAATCAGACGGTAGACCATCTGCATCATTTACCATGATGATTATAGCATTTACCGTAGTTACCCTATGGCTTCTTGTCTCTATTGTAGAAGAAGCATTCGGAATTCAAATCAGAGAATTCTCTGGTGCAGAAGCTATGAGTTATTTTACCCCAATCGCAACTCTCTACTTCTCACGTAGATGGACAGATAGAAATAATGCAGCCGCTGAAACAGCAGGCGAAGAGAAAGCAGAAGAATGATATGAAAATTTCAGTCAACGCACTTAAATCACTTATTCGTGAAGCAGTTAATGAACAAGTAGCAGCACAACAAGGTCGCAGCACACAACGTCGTGATCAAGCTGCTTCTCTAATTTCTTCTACAAATCTCAGAAATGCCGAAGCTGTTTTAAAACTTCTTGCACGCCAAAGTGAAGGTGAAGTCCCAGCAGACCAAAAGCGTTATCTCAATATGCTCAAAGGCAAAACATCAAGAGACGATCTCAAGGTTGTTCTTGATAAGCTAT